ACATTCCAGACGCAGCAATACAATTGGCCGGGGCAGGCGTGGATGGGCTCGGTCGAGTGCCCGCCGATGACGCGCGCGGCGGCCGAGGAGGTGATCGGGTTCCTGCTGGCAGCGCAGCGCGGCACATTTTACTTCCAAGACTACGCCAACACCTCAGCGCGGGGCAACGTGACCGGCACGCTGACCGTCAGCAGCGCGACCGCCAACACCTCGACTCTCGGCATCTCCGGCGCGACCGGCACCTTCGCGGTTGGAGACTGGCTTCAGATCGGCACGTCGCTTTACAAGGTCGTCCAGGTCAACTCATCGAGCAGCGTCGACCTCTTCCCGGTTCTGCGCTCCAGCTACACAGGCGGCACGTCGATCACCTACTCCAACGCAAAGGGCGTCTTCCGGCTGGCCGAGTCGCGCACCGAGTGGTCGATAGAGCTCGCGAGCATCTACGGCATCACCTTCTCCATCGCGGAGGACGTCGCGCAATGAGCATCACAACCGCAGGCCGCACGCTTTCGGCCGATATGGTGACGGAGGTGACGACGGTGCAGCTAGCGCCGGTCATCCTCGTCTCGCTTAGTTTCCCTTCCGCTTACACGCGCCTCTGGACCGGCTACGGGACGCTGACTTACGCCGGCGTTCCCTACCTCGGCATCGGCACCTTCGGTAGCATCTCGCCGATTGAGGAGACAACCGACCTCGCGGCCCGCGGCATCTCGATGCGGCTCTCGGGCGTGCCCACCGCGAACATCGCGCTTGCGCTGACCGAGGATTACCAAGGCCGCGATTGCACGGTGCTCTTCGGCGCGCTCTCGCCGACCGCCGGCACGCTGATCTCGTCGCCGGTGACCGTCTTCCAGGGGCGGATGGACGTGATGCAGATCTCGGACGACGGGCAGTCAGCGGACATCACGATGACGGCCGAGAACCGGCTCGTTGATTTCAAGCGGCCGCGCGAAGTGCGCTACACGCACGAGGAGCAGACCGCGCTTTTCCCCGGCGACCTCGGGCTGGAGTTCGTGACCGCCATCCAGGAGAAGGCGATCTATTGGGGCAACCCGAACCAGACGCAGCAAACGAACTGGAACGGAGGCAACCAGACCGGACCCACCGGATACGAATGAAGGCTGCCGACATTCCCGCGGAGCTTGCGCGCTTTATCGAGGAGCGGCGCAATCAGCCGTTCGCGTGGGGCGCGAATGACTGCTGTCTATTTGCGGCCGACTGGGTCGCTCGGGCAACGGGCCGAGATCCCGCGGCGCACTACCGCGGCACCTACTCGAGCGGAATCGGCGCGCAGCGCATCATCGACAAGGCCGGCGGGATTCTGGAACTCGCGCGCGAGCTCGGGCTCGAGCCGACGCAGATCGGCCTCGCTCGCCGCGGCGACGTGATCGCCCGCGATGTGGGCAACGGCATCGGGCTGGGCGTATGCGTGGGTAACGCTGCCGCCTTCGTGGGCCGCGATGGGCTGGAGTTCCTCGACCTCAACGGTGCCGCCTGCTGGCGCCTCTAACTATGCCGCAAGTCGCCGTCGTCGTCTGGATCGCTTTGATGGATATCGGGCTGAGTGTCGCCGCGGCAAACGCGGTGATGTTCGTGCTCAAGTTCATCGCGACGACCGCTGCCTCGATGGCGGCGTCGAAGCTGCTCGCACCAAAGGCTCCGAGCTACTCGGACCCGTCGCTGACCGACCGCTCGCAGATGATCCGCTCGCCAATTGCGGCGCGGCAGATCGTTTACGGCCAGACGAAGACCTCGGGCGTCATCGTCTACATCTCAACGACGGGAACAAAAAACGAGTATCTGCACCTCGTCGTCGCGATGGCCGGTCACGAGGTCGAGGAGATCGGCGACGTCTACTTCAACGATGAGCTCGCGCTAACTGGCGCAGGCAGCGCCGCCCAGGGGCGCTTCACGGGCTACGCCGAGATCTACAAGAAGCTCGGCAGCGACACGCAGACGGTCGAGACGAACCTTGAAACCGCGACCTCCGGCCTGACCGACGGCAAGTGGACGAGCAATCACCGGCTGCGCGGAATCGCTTACATCTACGTGCGCCTCGTCTGGAACCAAGAGGTCTGGACCGGCGGCATCCCGAACATCGCCGCGGTGGTCAAGGGCAAGCAGGTCTACGATCCGCGGACAACGACGACGGCTTACTCGGCCAACCCTGCGCTCTGCCTTCGGGACTACTTGACCAGTTCGCTCGGGATGGCGATGGACTCGGCCGAGATCGACGATACGGCAATCAACGCCGCGGCGAACATCTGCGACGAGCAAGTCGAGATCAAGCCGGTCACCTCGCCGGCGACCTACGAGAACCGATACGAGGCCAACGGCGTCCTTTACACCAGCGCCTCGCCCGACGAGAACATCGGCAAGCTTATTACCGCGATGGGCGGGCTCATCGCCTACTCGGGAGGCAAGGTCGTGGTCTATGCGGCCGGCTACCGGATCCCGACCGTCACGCTGACCGAGAAGCACTTCGCCGGCCAGATGACGGTGCAGACCAAGACCTCCGCCCGCGACCGAGTAAACGGAGTCAAGGGCGTCTACGTCTCGCCTGAGAACGACTGGCAACCGTCCGACTTCCCGCAGATCACGTCGACGACCTACGTGACCAAGGACGCCGGCATCCGTTACTGGCGCGACGTGGCGCTGCCGTTCACGACCTCGCCCGCCTGCGCCCAGCGGCTGGCCGTGATCGAACTGCGTCGCGCTCGCGAGGAGATCACGATGACCGCGCGCTTCCGCCTCGAGGCGATGCAAGTGCGGGCCGGCGATACGGTGATGATTACCAACTCGAAGATGGGCTGGACCCAGAAGGTCTTCGAGGTGATGGAGTGGAACTTCGCGAGTGACGGCAGCCCGCCGCAGCTGGCAATCGAGATGACGCTGCGCGAGACGGCGTCGACGGTCTATGACTGGACCGTCAACGACGAGATCTACGTCGACGACGCGCCGAACACGACGCTGCCCGATCCGTTCACCCTCTCCGCGCCGACGAACCTCACGCTGACCGCGGACGGCACGACGCAGCAGATCCAGGCCGACGGCACCGCGCTGCCGCGGATCCTCGTCTCGTGGTCCGCGCCCGCAAACGAGTTCATCCAGGCCGGCGGCAACGTCGGCATCGAATACAAAGAGAGCACCTCGACGACATACCTTACGTGGAACACCGTCCCCGGCGATCAGACGAGGGATTACATCTCAAGCGACGTTAAGATCGGTACAACCTACAACGTCCGCATCTTCGGCGAGAGCTTCTTCAAGGTCTCGACGTCCTACGTCAGCGCCACGGTCAACGTGCAGAAGGATACGGTCGCGCCCAGCATCCCGACGAACCTAGTCGCGACCATCGGCACGGGCTCCGCGGTGGGCCTCGACTGGGACGATTCGACCGCGCCCGACTTCTCTGAGTACGGCATCTACCGCAACACGACCGGCGTGACGCCGGCCAACGCGAACACGAACAAGATTGCCGAGGTCGATGCCTCGCGTTTCGTCGACGTGGACGTCGCGGTCGGCACGACGTATTACTACTGGGTCAACGCCTACGATGCGCTCGAGAACGTGTCCGGCTTCGCGACCCGCGTGCAGGCGACGCCAGTCGCAATCACCGCCGGCGCCGTCTCCAGCGTCGCGCCGGCGACTCCGAACGCTCCGACCTACGCGAGCGAGACAACCTACCTCGCGACAGACGGCACGGCTCTGGCCCGCATCACGGTCACGGCGCCGGCGATGCCGACCGGCGGGGCGCTGCTTCAGATCCTCTACCGGCGCAGCGGAGCGAGCGAATACGTGGTTGCGAACGTGCTCTCGTCTGGTTCGATTGCGGCGTCTATTGATGACCTTGCTCCTGGCGTCGCGTATGAGTTCGCGGCCCGAGCGATCTCATTCTCGAACACGCCCAGCGCGATCTCGGCTACGCTCTCCCGCACGGCGCCCAATTACTCGGGCACGGTGACGACGCCGAGTGGCGGAGCAATCTCCAAGGACGCCGTTCGGCCTGCATACGTCACGGGAACCACGACGTTCCTCTTCGGCACCCGCGTCTCGTGGAATCCGAACACGCAGTCGGACTTTTCCTATTACGAGGTCAAGGTGACTGGCACCGATTCGGATGGTGCGACCGATTATTCGTGGGCTCCAGCTACTGGGTCGAATGCACCGATTACGACGCGAGACAC